GATCAACAATTGGCAGGATCAACGACGGAAGTATCTGTCGTTTTGCCCGACAATACGATTTGGCAGGCGGTACTGAAAGACACGCGATCATCGGGCGAAGTCGGTGAACAAATTGTGTTGAATTTCAACACAGGTTCACTGCAATTCCCCGGACCGGCGGTCGATCCTTCTCGCAGTCTGTTCCGAATCCTGTCGATGGAAGATATGAGTTCTTCAAGTTCATCGTCATCCGATTCATCGTCGTCGCAATCCTCGTCATCGTCGCAATCCTCGTCATCATCGTCATCCGATTCATCATCGTCGCAGTCGAGTTCATCATCGTCGCAGTCAGCATCGTCTGCATCGAGTTCATCAAGTTCTCAGTCAGCATAGGTTTCGACTCGTTAATTTGGTCGTATAGGTCAACATCATGGCAGAACGAAAATCGCCACAAACTGAACCCGTCAAAGACAATAGCGCAGGCGAACACGTCAATCGACGGTCGCGTGTATTGTCCGAAACGGGATTCAATCAGATCATCAAATCGATCAAAAACGGCAATGCTAGTCGACGCAAAACCATTGTCGGTTTGACGTCGGCAGCATTGGAACGATTGGAATTGAAACCTCAACCGAAAAAGGCAGTGAAAGCCGTGCCTGAATCGGGCAGCGATCAATTCGACGGTTTGACTTTCAAATTGTGGACTGAAGAAATCGAATCGACTGATGCTGATTGTGTCAATCAGTTAATTGCGATCGATGCGACTGCCCGTGGATAACCTGATCGATGGTTCATATCGGATACGAACAAATTGAAGTCACAAACGCCGTGCAAACGGCGAATGCATTGACCATTCCCGCGAACGCAACACATTGTCGATTGCAGGCGCAGGACGGAAATGTCAATTACACAATGGACGGCGTTTCCGATCCTAGTGCATCCGCCGGAATGATTCTGCATGCCGGTTTGAAACCGGAAGAATTCGAAATTACTGATTTGCGAAATATCCGATTCACAAAAGACGCTGGCGCGCCGAAATTGAATATTTCATACCTCGCAGGTAGGGACGTTTAACATCATGCCCGGATTCACAGTCAATAGCGCATTACTGGAAGCGATTCGCCAACGTGGTGAAAAGCAAACCCAATTCGCGCGGGGTATCATGACGGCGGATCGATGGGTCAAGTCGTTCGAGACCTGCGCAGGGAATGACGAGTGTTATCGATTTGCCGCAAATGGCAATGTGTCGTTTCAGGACATCATCAAAGCAGCGTCGAAAAAATTGACGTACAGCAATGATGACATGAACGTTCATGATTCGGAAGACGTCACCGGCATCAAGACGATCACAACGCATCGCGGGAAAGAAATCGAAGTTCCCGAAAAAACGTTGATGGTGTTTCGACACACATTGACCACACCGCGTAAAGATCGCGACGGGGACATTCTGCGAACGAAAGGCGCCGAAGTCGATCCAAAATTGCCGCTGTTGTGGCAACACGTCCACACACAACCGATCGGCAAAATGTTGGTTGTCGATCAGCATACAACCAAAACCCTCGACCTGTATTCGGCGATCATCGACATCAATCCGTTCGCACATGATGCAGCGGTGATGATTGATGCAGGGATGGGACGATTTTCACACGGATTCCGTGCATTGGAATTCGATTACCTGAAAGACGAAAAAGGACAGGAAACCGGCGGTTTCGACATCATGCGATTCGAAATCATGGAAGAATCCATCGTATCGGTTCCGTCAAATGTTGATGCTGATACGCATGAACTCGTTTTGGATTTGGTCGAGTCTGGGAAAATGACATCATCCATCACGAAATCATGGGCGAAGTACATCCGGGATCACCGTGATATTATGATTGCGGGCACTGATCTGAAATCCAAAACTGATGAGGAAGAAAATGGAAAATCTGGACAAACGGACGACAACGTCGACAGCGCACCAACAGAAACGAGCGACGGGACTGCCGGAAAAACAACCGACGTCGACGAAGGAATCGAAGAAACCGGAACCAAAAACGACGAAGTGACTGAAGAAACTGACACCGAAACTAATGCCACCGATACCGATGAAAAAACATCTGTTGACGGTGAATCGGATACTGATGAAAAATCCGATGACAAAGTTTGTCCGAAATGCGGTTCTAAGTTAGACGAAAAGGGAAAATGCACGAATGAAAAATGCGACGAATCCAAATCGACTGAATTGACAGTCGATAAAGCGTTCTCGTTCATTCTGGCAAACGCCACCGCTGAAAAACGAAAGCAACTGAAATCAATTCTGATCACGATGGAACAGGTCGATGATCAGGCATCTGAAACAGAACAAGCCAAACAATTCGGCTTGATTTAGAACACCGCCCATTTTCGACGGTCGAAAAAGCGGTTTTTGTGTTGCGGACCAAATGAGGAAATTATGAAACTTACCGCGATGCTGAAACAATGGTTGATCGACAAAGGTTTGGCGAAAGCCACCGACGACGATCAAACATTCAAAAATGCCGTCGGGGATGCACTCGCTGACGGGACGTTGTCGCCTGAAAAATATCAGGAATTGACGACAACGAAAGAGGACCAAAACGCCAGTGACATCAAATCGCTTTTGAAGTCGATCAACGACAACATTACAGCGAGTCGATCAACAGGCACCGATGCCGGTGAGAAAAACACCGACACCGACACAGGCACCAAAACCACCGATGAAAACGAAAACGTTCCATCGTTGCCACTTGAGGCGCAATTGAAATCCGCCGGATTGCTTGGCGTCACCCGTGGCGACAACGACAAGGCGGTTGCGATCCGCGTCAAAGAGGCGGCAGATCAGTATTCAACGACCAAATCGGCGTTGTACTACCCTGAAACCGTCAAAGGCGGTCGTAGTCATGTGCTTGCCGGTCAACGCGTGAAGGATTTCGGCGACGGCGGTCGAGAACTCGACACACCGTCTGATCGTGACAAGGCGATCGCCGGTGCGTGGGCGAAATGGCACATTTTGACGTCAATGCATAACGGTTCAAAGCGAACCGCATTTGAGCGTCTGAATGACCATGATCGCGAACTGTTGTGTTTCGCGCTCGAAAATGAGAAATGGGGCGGTGCGACTGATGGCGGACCATCATCCGACATCAACAACCGTCGCCTGAAATCCCATGAACAAAAGGCACTGATTGACGATGCCACATCAGGCGGCATCGAGGCGGCGCCAATTGTTTTTGACGACATGGTGATTCAGACGCCGTTGCTGTACGGTGAACTGTATCCGAAAGTGAATACCATCAACCTCGATCGTGGTCGTCGCATCGAAGGTGTTCAGGTCGGTACAGTCACGGCAAGTTGGGGCGGTGTCGATGATACTGCGATCAGCTTGTTCAACACAGCATCGTTTGTGTCTGCATTCGACACCACGATTTATCGTTGGGAAGGTGCATTTGTCATCGGTCGCGATTTCCTGTCCGACACACCCATCGATTTCGCCGCACTTGTCACACAACAGTATGGCGAACGTCTGTTGGAAGATTTGGACGACGCGATTGCCACCGGTAACGGTACGACACAACCTGAAGGTGTCATGACCAAATCCGGTACGACATCTGTTTCGTTCGGTGGTACGACCAGTTTGGGCAACTACGAATCTCTGCGATTCGGCGTTAGCAAACCTGAACACCGTTCGAATCTGATGGCAACCGCTTGTTTCTGTGGAACAGAAACAAGCTATGAACGTGCCCGTGCCATTCCTGTCGGGTCGTCTGATGCCCGTCGATTGGGCGGCATGGATTACGATTCTTACCGTTGGATGAATCGTGATTACGCCATCAACGAAAGTCTGACAAATCAGCAGATTTTCTATGCGATTCTCGGTCGATACCGCTTGTATCGTCGACGTGGTCTGACCATGCGTCAATCGACTGAGGGTTCAACCCTGATTCGTGCAAACGAATTGCTGATCGTCGCTATGGCTCGCATGGGTGGTCAGTTGGAACGTGGCGCCGTCGCTGCTGTCACATCCAACGCACCTGCCTAAATCGACGAGATCGATTTGATTTGAAAACCCCGAATACGGGTCGTCGTTTTGACGACCCGTATTTTTTTGGTAAAGTCATCAATCAGGTTTCAATGATCCATCCAAAACAGGATTAGACACATGGCGGATGACGCACCAAAAAACAACGATGATTTTGATTTTGGCGAAAATGACGAAAACACGACCGTCACCGACAAAGGTGACAGTGACAAAGGCGGCGGCAACAAAGGTCGCAAAGGACGGCGATCAGCGCAATCAGCGCAATTCGTCATCATGGCAGATCATCCACGAAACAGCGATCTGTTGATTCAATCCGTGCCGGGTCGATTGCGATTGCGATCAACGATCAGCGGAACAAAACCAGCGACAAACATGAAAACGGGCGCAATCAGTGTCCCGCAAGATCAAGCGGCAGCGATGGCGACGTTGCAGCACATTCCGGGCATGTGCATTGCCGTCGACGGATCAACAAACGAGATTCGTATTTTCGACGGCATGAAACCGGATGATGTGCGTCGTGTCGGTGTGTGGTTGAAAAATCGCGGTTTGGTCAGTAAAGAATCAGAGGTTCGACCAGTCCCGACCCGTTCTGAAAAATTGGACGATGATCGTTTCAAAACTCTGATGCGAGAATTGCACAATCTGAACGAAATGCATCACATCAAAGTCGTCGAAGGTGAAATGCCTGACATGCGACAAATTGAAAAAATGGATGGTGAATTCTTACTGAATCCCGGTTCGACTGTCGCGAACACACAACCGCGATACGAAAAAGATTTCTCTGCGTGGGTTCAGAAACTCAATCAAACATCGTAAACAATGGCAAGACAACGCGACGCGAAGGGGCGGTTTGTTGCCGATCCCAATAAACAGCAAAAAGCGACGTTCGACGCACATCAACGTCGCGCTGGTCGTGCGGGTACGCGACAACAGGAAATCGACTGGTATATCGATGATGTGCTGGCAAAAATCAGCATGACATTGCGACAACGCGTCATGATCGCGACGGAATTGGTTGCATCCGAAACCGTTCGAAATATCTCGATCCCTGTCGTGTATTCAGGCAGCACTGAAATCAGATCAAAACCCGGTGAATATCCCCGTGCGGATACAACCTTGCTGCGAAAAACGATTTTCACGACAATCAAAACTGATCGATTTGGAACGTCGGGATACGTCGGAACGCCACAAGATTACGGCGTCATTCTTGAATTGAAAATGAATCGATCGTTTTTACGCCGGACGTTGAACGAACAACGTAAACGGATTTATCGAATTCTTACAGGCCCGATTCGACGATGACACCAAATTTCGCCATTCAGGAAGGTCTGATCGCGTTCTGGTTGAGTTCGGGAATTGATACACAATTCAAGTCACTGCGAACATCGGCGACAAACACACGTCATTTGACGATTCATGAGAATGAGGCACCGGCAGGCGTTCCGATGCCGTATGCCGTTTGGAAGATTGACCCAAACACGGTCGATTCCCGGTATACATCAACGGTGGTCAACAAAAAAACGACGCTGATCGATTTCCCATTGATCATTTCGATACACTGCAAAAACGGAATGGTCAGCGGGTCAGCGAAAAACGGAAAAGAGCATGCGCAGGATTTGGCAGGTTTTGTCAATAAATGCCTTGTCGGGGATGATGACATCGCACCGAAAGATTTCACTATCCCGCGTGGGGAAATTGTGCTAATTCAATACTTGCGTGATTTTGGAATTCGGACCGGCGACGGCGAATATCAGCACACCCTCGAATACAACATCGAGGCGGAATTTGATTCGAGGATATCATGAGTCGATCACTTGAAAACGGGCTGTTGAAATGGTCATTCGCAGCGACTGCGAAAAACACGTTGGCGTCGTCTGTCAATGTGTCAGGACCGGTCAACATGTCACAACAAATCGTGTTGTCTGACGGTGTGTCGGCGAATCAGGCGAATCGTACATGGTATTTCACGGAAACACTTGCATCGGGGGCAGAACGCACAATTGATCTGTATGATGCTGCATCCCTCGACGCCGGTGCCGGTGCCGGTAATGATCCGCTGGGACTGCCTGTCGCGATGGAAGAAATTGTCGCGATCGCCATCAAAAACAAAAACGTGATCACTTCGACGGGTATTTTGACAATCGAACCGTCCGCGTCAAATGGTTGGTTGGGTTTGGGTTCCCACACAGGCAACAACGGATTGCGCGGACAGGGATCGATTTCAAAAATTCAACCACATGAAACCGGGTTGGATGTGACCGATTTGAGTAATCACAAACTCAAATTGACAGCGGTCAATGCCGATGTTGAGTATGAAATCATCGTGTACGGTCGATCCGATGATGATGAATCATCCAGTTCGTCAAGTTCATCCAGTTCGTCAAGTTCATCCAGTTCACAATCGTCGTCGAGTTCATCCGAATCGTCATCAATTTCGTCTAGCAGTGTTTCGTCGAGTTCAGTATCGTCATCGTCACAAAGTTAATAACTACCGGGATGTGACACATGTCAAGCGAAAACACAATCACAGGACGCAACGGCAAATTTGCTGTTGAAGGGACAACCATTGCAAAAACGACGCAATGGGCAGTCAATCCGACGCTTGCAGGATCGACCGAATGGGGTGATTCCGATTCAGGCGGGTATACAAACCGCGCTGCAGGTCGAAAAGATGCCACCTTCACCAGTGAGGGCAAGTATTCGACGGTATCTGAACAATTCGATTTGTTTTATCCCGGCGACACCTCGATTGCGACATTGTGGATGAACAACACCACATTGTATTGGGATTTTCCCCGTGCATTGTGTGACGATTTTTCGATGACTGTCGACATTGATACAGAGGAAGTCATCGGTTGGTCGTCTGGTTGGGGCGCCGATGGTATTTTCTATCGACCCGGTCAGGCCAACGCACCAGCACGGACGCTGTCATAACAACCCCGATTGGTTTACCTTTCGCCCATGCCGTTCATTCGAACGGCATTTTTTATAGGTGATCGAAATGCGATTTTTGGTTTTATGGTTGATGCTGGGTGGTGTCAGTTTGTGTCAAGGTCCACCGGTAGAATCCCGTATTCATGGTTGGGATGCGACAAATCGTGTATGGCGGTCGTTATCCGTCAACGATGCCGACGGCGGACAAACGTATTTGCGACTGTACACGTATTACGGCGATTTCAGGACAGGGAACCAGCCGTTGAATCAATCAATCGGTCTGGATTCCGATGCGATGATTGTTCGTCCGTCATCATTTCAGGACGAGGTCCGAATTGGACGGCGAACGGGCATCAGTGGGTGGACTAAGTTCGGATACAATTACGATATCGATCAGAACTCAGACCCTGAAGTGATTTGGCCGAATGGCGCCGCATTTGTACCGTTAGAGACTGCCGACACGTTCGACATCGCATATGACGGCACGGCTGGCGGGACGACTGACGGGGCAGGTACAACAGGCGCAACAGCATTAACGGTCTACTACATCGACGCCAATGGCAACGAGGCGGTCGGATTACATACGCTAGGCACTGACGGTGATGACACGACCAGTTTTTCGGGGTTTGGAATCAACCGAATAGCCGTTTCAGGGACCGGGACCAATGATACCAACGCATCAGATATCATAGTCACCGGAACGACGTTGGGGAATCAACAAGCAATCATCCCGGCGGGGACTGGTGTCACGGAACAGTGCATCTTTTTCACCGGAACGGATTATCAGGCTGTCGCCAAATTTTTATGGTTGAATGTTAATAAACTATCAGGCGGCGGGGCACCTCGCGTCACCGTGAAGGGGATGGTTTACAACCGGGGGATCGATGCGAAGTTTGAGATTTTTCGGATTACAATCGATTCCAGTGTGGAAAACACCATCAAAATCATCGAACCCATTGGATTCAATTTGTCGTCGACTGATGTATTGTGGTTCACCGCCGAAACGACGGCGGATAATGCAACGGTAAACATGCGATTCAGCTTGAATCACTACCGCAACAATTGACCCGCGTTGCGTTTTTGGGACAATGATCAAATCGAGTTCATCAACAGGTTTAGATCATGTCAGACGATACAGCACGCGTTTTGGGCGCAGCGGCAGGTACCGCAACCATCAACGGTAAAGAAATCGAAATTCGACCGCTGTCGATCACAGAATTGGCAGCGATCGAAAAAGCGTCGTTGAAAAGCTGGAAAGAACAGTACCTTGAAACGCAATGGACTGCCGTCAAATTGATGTTTGATTCTGATTCTGATCGTCAAAATGAGTTCAGAAAAATCGCGACTGAGGTTGCAAAATGGACACTTGAAAACGTCCCACATCAAAAAACAACGGATTGGCGATCGCTTCAATTGACCGACAAATTGAAAAATTGGCTGTTTGAATCTTTCGATGTTCTCGATCGGAAAATGTCGGACACCGAATTATTGAACACAATCGCGCCGTTGATTGATGATGGTGTTTTGTCCCTTGCCCGGTACCGTGAACTGATCAACGACCCGGAAGCAAAACCGCGATCGATTGAAATACCATTTGCGGCATATTGGCCGACGGGGACACTTGAAGGCAAATTAGAAATGATTTTCCAGTGTGTGAAATCGCAGGGCGTCACGCGTGAAGAATTGGCGACAGCCATGCGATCTGATCCATCATTGGGGATGCTGGCATCCCGCATCGAATCTTCGACGTCACCCGACATGGGAAATACATAAGGGCATCAGGCGTCGAGGTGAAAGACGATTCTGATGCCCGTGTACCGCATGATCTGATGTATGGCATTACGCCGGTTCACATTCGCCGTTTAGTCGATCCGCCTGAAATGGGCGGGCGGGGTAAACGCATTGAGGATGTGCGGCACTGGACACCCGATCAAGTATGGTTTCATTTGTGCAATGTTGATAATTTGAGATCACCGAAAGGTCGTATCGTGCGAACACGAACCGGTGACGTATCAATAGACAAAAACGGTTTCGCAAAAGGACGATCGATCGACGGTAAACCGATCAAAGCGAAAATTGCGGGCAAATCACTAGCACAACGAATCCGGGAACAAAAACAACAGGAACAGGAAAAGCGCGAATCCAGTGATGTTGAATTGACAGATGTCGATCGACAATACATGGAAACATTGTCCCCGAAACAACAGCGCAAATTCCTGAAACGGTTAAAAAATGGGACTTGAATTGGCAAAGGCGTTCGTGCATGTGCGGGGGGATTCTCGCAAATTGCCGGGCGACATGAACAATGCCAAAAAAATCGTCACGGGGGCAATGAATGATATCAAGATGGCGGCGGCGGGAATTACCGCCGGGATCGCGGCGGCAGGAATCGCCGCGATGTCGGCTGGTATTCAGGCGGTTGGGCAGTTGGAACAAAATACCGTCAAACTCGAAACGATGCTAGGTTCGGCGTCTGAGGCGCAAAAAACGATCGCGATGTTGACGGATTTTGCGGCGCGAACGCCGTTTGAAATGCCGGGCATCATGCAAGTCGCAACGCAAATGGTCGCATTCGGTGAATCCGGGGCAGGCATGATGGAAACGTTGCGGATGATCGCAGATGCGTCAGGTGGTACCGCACAAGATTTTCAGTTGTTAGGGTTGGTGTATAATCAGGTTCGCGGTGTTGGCAAGTTGTTGACGCAGGATTTCCGTCAGATGGCAACGCGCGGAATGATTTCGATGCAGGACATCGCCGATTTTTACGATGTCACGACATCGAAAGCGCAAGAAATGATGTCAAACGGGGAGATTGCTTTCGAAGATTTCAAAGCGATCATGAAGGGATTGACATCGGAAGGCGGTCGTTTTGCCGGTATGGCGGACAAAATGTCACAAACAATGATCGGTTTGTATTCAACGTTCAATGACGTCAAACGGATCATGTTTCAGGTGTTGGCGGCACCGATGTTGCCGTATCTGAAAAATCTGCTGACAACGATGATCACATTGACAACGAACACAATGGAATTCATCAAAGCGAGTGACGGGGCAGTCACATCGATGTTCAATGGTGCCATTGCCGCGAATGCATTAGCGGCGGGGATTCTGGGCGCCGGGGTTGCAGCACGATTTTTTGGGGTCACGCTGCGCGGTGCGTTGATTGGTACCGGGATTGGCGCCATTTTGGTTGTCATCGGATCGGGCGTCGGTGCGTTGTACAATCTGATTTCGCAAAACATCGAAGTTCTGGACGGTTGGAAAAACGCTTGGATGAATGTCGTCGAGACTGCGACGCATGCGTGGCAATCGATGGTGTCTTACATTTTGGGTCCGGGCAGTTCGTGGCTGGAAACATTTCAAGGTGGATTTTTGTCGGTGTTTCAACGCATCGGCGAATCAATCGAAATGTACACGGCGAATTGGTCGTTGACGTGGAAACTGTTTACTCTCAATGCACAATTGGCGTTTGTCTCGTTTCGCGAAACACTTCAAGCCGGGTTTCGGTATTTGTGGGAAAACGGCGCGACGATGGCATTGAACGCATTTTCTGCGATCGGACAAGGGTTTCTAGGTGTATTGACGATCATCAAGGATGGGCTGGTTTTGTCGTGGAAATCAATTTCGGCATGGGGTAAGGCTGTTGTTGATGGAATGCATGCATGGTGGCGCGGTGAAACTTTCATGGATGGTTTCACGGAAACGCTTGGCGAAGAATTGAACCGATTGTCGGGTGAATTGCCGGGGTACATGAAAGGCATTGAGACGAACATGGGTAAGGGCATGGACGCATTATTCGGCACTGATTCCGATACCATTAAATCACAAATCAGTGATGTTTATGCCGAAATGGATAAACAGGCAAAATTGCGACGAGAACGCCGCAAATATGACGCGATGGGATTCACTGAAAAAGAGGCAACCGACGCAACGGCGGGGGCATTGGCGGGTGTGGATGGTCCCGGTGGTGGCGGTGCGGCAGCAGCAGCGATGGCAGCACAGGCGGCGGTCGGTGTTGGAATCGATGCAGGTAAAGAGGGTATGGGTCGCGTTGGTTTCGCCGATTTGGGTACCAAAATTCAAGATGATTTATTGAAAGGCGAAAATCTTGATTCAGAGCGAAATGAATTGTTGAAACAACAGCACGAAGAACAGAAAAAGACAAATCAGATGTTGGAAAAATCAACAAATCAACCGGGTCGACTGGCATGACACAGGCACTCATCGACACACCGGCGAACTGGCGATTGCGGACACCATACGGCGTACCGTACAAACATCTTACGTTTTCCGGTCAGTTTTCCCGATATGAGGGTTCGATCAATTGGGAATTGTTGATCCCGGATTCTTACTTAAAAACGTTTCTGAATGAACTGTTTCCGTTGCCGTTGCGGTTCGGTAATACGTTTATTCCTAGATCGTTTGTTCTCAATGCATTTCCGCAACTGGTGGCAACCAATGCCAGTTTTGAACCATTCATCGAGGGCAAACCCAATGATGTGATGCGCATCGATCCCGGTGCGAACTCTGAGACATATTCAAAGATTTTGAAAATGACGGTCGAGTTTTCGCCGACAGCGGAAGCAAACGACCCGACGACGGGCGGCAGTTCGGAAGGCGGACAAATTCAGGTTTCGTCGAGAACATCCGGCGAATTTCTAAACGTCAAAGGTCGTCAGACGAAAATCGTCCCGCGTGAAGCTGATCCCAATGTTCCCGGCGGGGCGGCAGCGGCGGCAGCAGCAGCGGGCGGGGCACAACCGGCAGTCGATGGTTCTGGGGACACAACCGCCGTGCGATCACCGGAAGGCGGCACGATGAATATCATCGTACCAATGACTGAATGGACGATCAGGATTCCTCAAATCCCATACGATTTTTATCGTGACGATTACATTCACCGATTACGGGCGTTGCAAGGTCGTGTAAATTCGAATTATTTGCCGCAATTGTTCACCGCATTTCCCGAAACAATTTTGTTGACCGGATTTGATTACGAACAACGATTCACATGGCGTGATGGGCAGTCGTCGGCACCGGTCGACATTTCCATTCAAATGATCGAAAAACGGGTTGTCGATGATGGTCTGATTCGCGGTCACAATGATTTTTTCGATCCTGACAACGGTTGGTCATATTTGCGGTACAATGGAGAAAAACCAGCGTACGAGAAAACTGACTACGGTATTCTTTTCGACGTGTGATCATGACGCGATTCCCGGACAAAAATAAAGGTGATGCGCTAAGTCACAAGCATGTGAACGCGCTAAATGAGGTCGGAAAACGATCCAGTCAGATCGCCGGGTTCCGGGGTCCGTACGGGATGGGGTCGGCTGAATCCATCCCGGAAGGTTTACAGATCGTCGAAATCACAAAATTGCGGGCAGACAATGACGATCCAAATGAAACCGGCATCGCGTATGCCGGAAAATTATGCTGGTATGATTCGGACAACACCGACGGAGAATCCGAATCATCGCAATCTGAACGAACGGATCAGTGGAAAACGTACGGGAATGAAGTCAATGTCGACGGCACACCGTTCAATCTGACACTGGTTGTCGGTGAACGGTACGTGTGTTTTTGGCACGGGAATCGGCACGCATTCGTTGCGATCAAGTCAGCGGCAGAAACGACACAACCGGAAACGACCGGTGATTGCGGGTGTTCCGGGTTTTTGGTTGAAGGCGAAGTCGATTGTTTTGGTACCGCTGATTCCCCGCAATCATACATCGTTGGCAGTTTGGGGCCGTTTGGTGATGTTGTTTTGGAATACGACGACGCATGCACATGGATCAGTGACGTTTTGGAATTGGATTGCGAGGAAGATTCAAGTTCATCCGGGAATTCATCGGGCATCGGTGGGGGCAATTGATGTCTCAGTATTTCAATTTTTACGATGCAAAACTCGAAAAAGTTGCTGACGGGCGAATTATGGGATCAATGCGGTTGACCGTTAATCGCACATCACCACCCGATGAATCATCACAGTCTGTTTCAAATTCAAATTCAGATTCATCACAATCGGGGTCGTCAAGTTCGGGCGGATGCACCGTCGATCAGTCTGCCGTGTACATCAATCGACATTGGTGGATTCCCGGCGGAAATAATCAAATGTGGCGCCCATATTCCGGCGATTGGATCAACAATGACATGCCCGCATGCGTGTGTATTTCGCCGGTGTTGCCTGAAGGGGATAATCCGAATTGTGCCACCGCAATCGATGGCACAACAGGACAAGGTGATCCAGTCATTGAAGAAAATGCGATCGAACTGTTTGATCGAAAATGGGCGCGGTGCTATTGGACAAAATTCGGCGGGATGGTCTATTCCGAACCGAATAATCGATGGGGTGAAACGAAAAATGCTGATCACGACGACGAATCAGGCGAATCATCGGCATCATCGACAGGCAGTGAAGGCAGTCAAAACTATATGATCGTCCGTGGCACCGGTCCCGGCGAAGTCGTTATTTATTGGGATGGGCAACAATATTTCAACGTCGATGAAATCACAGATGATTTGAATTCGTTTTTGGTGCAACATCCGACGAACGGCGAATCATTTTGTGTCTTTCCAATTCGATGCAGTGGGATCGCGTCCAGATTCGACACCTGCCCATATGATTTGCCTCGATATATCACATGCAGCGGAAACGAACTGTCGGCAAATCTGTTGCCAAAACTCGACCCTAATTTTGACGGAGAGATCACAAATAATGTGTTCGATATACCAAATGATTATTTTGAAAATCCTGATCCAAGTCGATTGACGCGATGGTCAACATCATTGTCGACGTTCATTGAGTACGTGACAGGACATCAGGCACCGTACGAAATATTTTTTGCCGGAAATCGCGGTTGCTGTTTTTCCCGTGGCAGTTGGGACACGGGTCGGTATTCAAACACAAACATATTCCCACCGCCGTACCCACAAGATGCCGGAATCACTGGTCAAGATTTCGTGATGGATTGGATCATCTGCGTAAATCGCACAACAGAACGTGATTTCGAAACAAACGCAATTGATCCCGACGCACCACCATTCACGACAATCACTGTATCTGTTTCTATGGCAGGTGGCGAAGGTACGCCGATTCTGTACGGTACATTCGGACAATG